GAACAAATGATATTAGTTCAAATAGGGGTTATGTTAATGTATATAAGTATGTTAATAATTATTGGACACAAATAGGTAATACTCTTAATGGTAAAGTGGTAACTTCTAAAGCAGGAGTACATGCATTGTCTGGAGATGGAACTACACTAATCCAAAACAATGCTAATTATTACAGTATATATGGAATAAATAAGCTATTAGCATTAAATTCACCTACAACAACAATTAGCGGTAACTTAATAGTATTAGGTACTACCAGTTTAAATTCTTTGGATATATCAAGAAATCATAGCTATTCAAGCAATGGTTATAGTTATAAAGTATTTGAATCACCACTAACTAGTGCAATTATGAAAGAATATTATAGCGATGTTACATCGACGCGACATTTAAAAGTTCAAATTCTTGGAAACGGTAATATAACAAATAGAAACAATTCATATAGAGCGTTAAGTGATAGTAGATTGAAAGAAAATATAGTAACTAGTGGTCCTAAATTAGAAGATTTGCTAAAAGTTAGGGTTGTCAATTATAACTTGAAGGGTCAAGACACTACTAAATATATTGGCGTATTAGCACAAGAATTAGAAGAGCTGTTTCCTAATTTGGTAACAGAAATTGAACCAAGTCCAAAAGATGTACAAGAAGGAAGATTGATTAAGTATAAAGCAGTTAATTATAGCAGTTTTGATGCATTACTAATCAAATCTTTACAAGAGCAAAATGCTATGCTAAAAAATATAACACAACGAGTAGAAGCATTAGAAGAAGCATTAGAAGATGACGACTAAGCATAACATTTTTTTATTTATATTTTTATTTTTATTTTTATTTTTTATAACATATTTTAGCAAGTTAAAATATGTTAAATTAAGAATAGTGTGTTATCATTCTTTCTTATCATTCTTTCTTATCATTCTTTCTCATCTTCTGTTTTAGCAGCTAATTCTTTTTGCCGTTCTAAGATTTGTGATAGCCCGTGATCATTATTTTCCTGTTTTCCAACAATAACGTCCTCAGCCTCAAATAATTCTTTACGTAAATCAGCAGTCGACACATCATCACCATCACCATCGCCAAATAGTAAATTCTTTCCTGGAATATCCATTCTGTCCGCATTTATAAGGTTTCCTTCTTCGTCAATAGTTTGCATTAATTTATTTCCTTCTTTTTGAGCTTTAGCAATATTTTCTTGAATAGCCTTTTTCTTGCTTTCTTTTACTCGCTCTTTAAATTGTTCTTTAGAGATTTCATCATTTTTCTTTTTTTGCGCCATTAGTTCATTTAGATCTTTTTCCAAATATTCAACACGACCAGTTTTATACGCTTCAGGGTGGAAAGGCATCCATATTCCAACTCCTCCAACATATACGTCGTGATTAGGGTCAGCATCTCTCAAAAATTTACACCTCAATTCAGCCTCTTCTTGTGATCCAAATACACCACGTACTTTAATACCTCGAATGTTGGTTTGAAACTCGTGTAGTTTATTATATTCTTTTTGCAAGTCTTCTTCTTTAATATCTAAAAAGGATTTATATTCATCATCAAGACTTGTCAAAAATAGCTTGTCTTTTTCTTCTTCAACAAATTCTTCCATATCTTTAGTGAGTTTGTTAAAATCTAAATTGTATTTATAAGACAAAAAGTGTAAAAATTGTGTATATTTTTCAAATGTTTTTTTAAATTCAAAATTAGCCAAAAATTTCTCAAAATAAAATAGATTTTTATTTTTTATATGGTGTTCAGGAGATATGAAACTTAGACATACATATTTTTGTCCGCTAATAGGTTTGTCTTCGTCTAATAAGTCAACATATTCTTTAGTTTCTGGAGTTTCTAACTTTTTAGATTTAGAAGATTTTTTTGTTGACATTTATAAATATTATTTTAATATAATTTTAAGTATTTATTTTATTAATATATTTTTATTAATATATTTTTATTAATATATTTTTTATTATTTAGTAAATAATATAAATAATATAAATAATATAAAAATAGTTAAAAATTATTAAATATATAATTAAGTAAATATTTATATTTTTTTCTTGCTTATTAATATAAACAAAAATGAATTTCAATATGGGAGAAATAGTAAAAAGAGCTATCAAATATTTAGTAGAAGGTTTAATGGTTGCTATTGTTGCTTTTGTTATTCCACAAAAACCATTAAAGATGGAAGAAATAGCGATTATTGCTTTAATGGCTGCCGCAACATTCTCTATACTAGATACATTTATTCCTAGCATGGGTGTGAGTGCTAGAAGCGGCGCTGGTTTTGGCATTGGTGCTAACTTAGTTGGCTTCCCTAGACTAGGCTAAACATAATAGATGATGTTTTATAATTTTTTATATTGTTTTTTTATATATTATTTATATAATTATAAATAATATAATATGAAAAAAGCTGTGACACTACCAACATTGGGTATATTAGCAACACCTTATATAAATAGTAACAATAAAGATTTACGAGAATATATTTATGATAAACCACTACTAAAGCTATTAGCAAAGAAAAAAATAAATTACATTATTATTCCATATAATGTTACAAAAACTAAATTAAATGACTTACTTAACAGTTTGGATGGGTTAATATTTCCAGGAGGTCAAATAGGAAATTTTTACAATAATAAATTTTATAAAGCTTATTTTAAAATTCAAAAATTCTTAATGAAAAGAGCGCAACATATAAATTTAGTAACTAGACCATTTCCTGTTTTAGGAATTTGTAATGGTTATGAAAATATGATGCTAATAGAACGCAATTATAATATAACTAAAAACCATATAAAGAAAACATTTATAAATGTTAAATCTTATAAGAATTATAACGCTCGTTTATTTAGTATTAAGTATAAGAGCAAAGGTTTAAATAAAACCAAGAAAATAATACATAATAATTTGTTAGCATTAGATCCTAAAACAAATATAGGTGATTACAAGTTAATAGCTACTAGCTTGGATAAAAATAATAGAGAATTTATTGGTATAGTAAAACATAATAGCTATCCTTTTTTTGGTTTTCAGGGGCATCCTGAACTAAATAATGAAGAGCTGTTAGATCCGTTTATTAAAGTTGTTAAAGCTAGTTTTAAGAAACGAAAAAGTATTATTAGTCCTGCTACTAATACAACTTATAATACTAAAAATTCTAAAAATTATAAAAATTATAAAATTAAAACTATGAAATTGAGAGTCTTGAAATACTGATTTTTTATAACATTTATAAATTTTATAAAAAATCTAAAATTAAACTATGAAATTGAGAGTCTTGAAATACTAATTTTTTATAACATTTATAAATTATAAAAATTCTAAAGTTAAAACTATGAAATTGAGAGTCTTGAAATACAAATTTTTTATAACATTTATAAATTTTATAAAAATTATAAAATTAAAACTATGAAATTGAGAGTCTTGAATACATTATAATAATTAAAATATTAATTATTAATTTCTATATTTATTCTTATATTTATTTTTATTCTTATTTTTCTTGGTCTTAGCTTGTTTAGAGGGCTTTGCGCGTTTATTAGATTTTATAGATTTTGAAGATGCTATAGTATTTGATGAACTATCAAATACTTCTTTTGGTATATATCTAAAAAAATTAGCATTATATATTTTCGAATCGCGAGAGATTAATTTTTCTTTAACTTGAGCATAAATTTTAGACTTTTCTTCTCTCATGTCTTCTAATGTTTGTTGCTTACCATAACATAATACACTAAATCTTTTTAATAATCCTTTTTGTTGTAGGCGGTTGTTTAGTTGAACTTTGAATAAATATTCCGCAATACATAATAATCTATTTTCGTCATAATATGGCCTATTAGCGTATATAAATATTAAATAAAAGCTTAATATTGTGTCTATTGTTGCCACTTTTATTTTTTGACCATTAATAGCTATAACATTATAGCTATGACAAGCTGTAGATTTATAAATAAATGCTATTACATCTTTATTTACTACAATTTCATAATGAACATCTATATATTCACCTATGCGTTGTTTTTTATTTATTTTAACATTTTTAAAACCTTCATAATTCAATTGCTCTTTTAATATTCTAGCACTTGCTTCAGGATTTTCACTTAAAACATCAAAATCCGGTATATTAGAAACTTGAACACGTTCTTTATATGGCATATATTTACCATATAAGGCGCTTGCAAAACCACCAAAAAAAACGAGCCCTTGATTTATAAAGCAGTCTTTAGTAATCTCATAAATTTGCTCTTGTTTGTTATCATTACCCTCATAATGCCTTTGAAAATCTTGATTTTTACAAGATTGTCCGCGCAACGGAAAATGAGTATTTAATAATATAATACGTTTAAGAACTTTCTCCCATCGTGATACATCACCCATAGGCCGTGAAAGCTCTTGGTACATAGCCATTCGCAAAAAATTAGGAGGGCAATAAGTTATAGCATTAATCTTTATTGCTTTTTTGTATATGTTTTTAAATAAATTGTATTCCATATATGTGATGTCTGCTATTGGAATAAAATTTACATATACTTTATATGTTCCAGTGTGCACACCTGACTTTGCTTCAACTTCTTCGTAGCCAGCTTTATAATAAATATTTGCTAAATCTCTCGCATATTCCATCGCAAATGGTGAAAAAAAGTCATAATCTGGTATTTCAATATCTTTATTATAAAATCTATATTGCTCTGGTAATATATTATTAATGGCTGTCCCACCATAGCATAAGGTTTTATGTGTTCTTAAGAAATTTTCTAAGATTTCTATTATTTTTTTTATAGCGTCGGATTGCACAAGTTTTCTACCACTAATTGAAGTAGCATTATCTATTGCGTTTCGCAATATTTGTAATTCTTTTTCTTCAAATGTTTCTCTCATATTACTATATATTACTATATATTAAATATATAATAATATATTGAAAATATTATAATAATTTATTGAAAATAATTTATACAGCATTAATATTTTGACCTGATCCAACTAAACTAGGTATTTCTGACATATCTATATTTAATAATTGAGATGATTTTTTAAACCATGAATAGTTTTTGTTTGATTTATATAACGCATTATATCCAAGTAAATTATTATCTATATTTTGATGTTTCATACATATAGCCTGACACCCTGTTTCAAAAGATAGCGTTGGATCAAAGTTCAATATTGAATTATCTAAATTTGGTAATACAATTGTAAATTTTGCTCTTGTAGACTCTATAAATGATGCCGAACCTTTTTTAGAAGCAATTTGATTATATCTAAATGTATTACAATTTAATCCTTTAGCTTTCAAATTAATGTTATTTTTCAATTTAATTAAGTCGGGATTAGTATCAATAATACTAGGCAATGGGTTAAATTCACAAATTATAATAACTTTTCTATAGAATTTGTCCATTTGTGTAAATATTAAATTCTCTTCTTTATTGAGTTCAAGTTTGAAAGAATTAGTAGGATTATTTAAATGTCTATCAATCAAATCACCCATTTTTTTAAGCATTGTCAAGTTTGTGCTCATAACTCTAAAATTTAATATTAATGGATCATCGGCACAATTTGTAGCACTAAGAGCAAAAGCTTTGTCTTTAATGGTTGTTAAAACTTCTTCTAATAATAGTGAATTATAAGTTTCTTTAATATAATTACTGTTGGCAGTTGACGCAGCAACAATAGGCTCATTGTTATATGAATATATTTCAAAATCTAAAAATCGACAACCAATAGCAATACACTTTTCTAAAGCACAAAGAGCTACAAAGTTATTTTTGTAGCCATCACCGCAACAACAATTATAAGCACTTTTAACGTGGTAATTTATTAATTTATTATTTGAAGTATCACTCCCAAACCCACTATTTCCTTTAACACTAGTAGGACTAAGAAAGTAACTAGTATTTGTTAAAGTTGGCCAATATATTTTTAGTTTATTACAGCTTCTATCTTTTAAACTTAATCTATTAGCAATCCAGCTAAATAAAATTAATATTATAAATATTATTATTACTAATGTCACATAGAAATATTGTTTAGGGTCTAATTGTGGAAGTTTAATTGATGGACTAGGCATATTATATTATATTATATAATGTTAAATTTAATTTAAAAATACTTATTATAACATAAATAATAAATAATATATTATTTATTATAATAATATAATATGGCAGGAGGACTGTTAAATTTGATTGCGCTAGGAAATCAAAATATTATTTTGACAGGCAATCCTACAAAAAGCTTTTTCAAATCTACATATTATAAATATACTAATTTTGGATTACAAAAATTTAGAATTGACCAAACCGGACAAATGGAATTAGACGTAACCAAGAAGTCCAGTTATAGTTTTAAAATGCAGCGTTATGGTGATTTATTAATGGACACCTATTTAGTTATAAAATTACCAAAAATATGGAGCCCATTATTAAAATATGACGCAGCTAACTATAGGCCTTATGAATTTAAATGGATAAAACAAATAGGGTGTCAAATTATTGAATCTGTTAATATAACAATAAATGGTTTAACAATACAAAAGTTCAGCGGTCATTATTTACAAAATATTGTAGAGCGTGATTTTGACGCACATAAGAAAGCATTATTTGATATTATGACAGGTAATGTTAGTGAATTAAACGACCCTGCCAATTACAATAACAGAAATAATAATTATCCGAGCGTATATAGAAACGCGTCTTCTGATATAAGTGGAATAGAACCATCAATTAATGAATATAATTTATATATACCAATAAATTCGTGGTTTTCTATGAATTCAATAATGGCGTTTCCGCTAATATGCCTACAATATAGTGAATTAGTCATTAATTTTACATTACGACCTTTAATGGAGTTATTTACAATCAAAGATGTATTATATGATAATTCGAGAAATCCTATAGAATATAATAATTTTCCTCAAATACAAGCAAATCAAAATATTATTGAATACCAATTTAAACGATTTATTAATCCTCCTATTGTAAGTGATTTGATGCCAAACGTTGATAGTTATAAAGACTTAGCAACTAAGATTAATAGCAATATTCATTTAATATGTACGCAATGTTTTTTAGCTGAAGATGAGCGCACTCATTTTGCCAAAAATACGCAAAATTATTTAATACGTGAAATTTATGAATATAAGTTTGAACGAGTTATTAAGTCTAATAAAATCAAATTAGAGTCAAATGGATTAATTAAAAATTGGATGTGGTATTTTCAAAGAAGTGATGTTGCTAGTCGCAACGAATGGTCTAATTATACAAACTGGTTATATGAGGACAAAATACCAAATGATTTACAAAAATTAAAAATTGGTTCTAATTATAAGTATTATAGCCCGCAATTTAGTTATGCTAGCGGTGACATTTCTAAAAATATTTATATTACAGGTAATAGCCCATCGCTAAATGAGCAAACAAATCAGTGCGAAATAATGAAAAATTTTGCCCTAATTTTTGATGGTAAATACAGAGAAACAGAATTTGATAGTTCTATATTTAGTAAATTAGAAAAATATAACAAATCTAATGGATTATGCTCAAAAGTCGGTTTATATTGTTATAATTTTGGATTAACAACTGATCCATTTAAGCAACAACCTAACGGAGCATTAAATACTAATTTTTTTAAAACAATTGAATTTGAATATAATAATTATAGCAATCCACCATTAGATCCAAGTGCAATTTTTACAACATTATGCGACCCTGATACTGGTGTAGTAATTGGAACCTCAAAAGACCCTACAAATATTTATAAATATTATTATAATTTATATGTTATTGAAGAAAAATATAACGTATTAGTATTTCAAAACGGATTTGCTGGACTAATGTTTTCTAGCTAGTTTTTATATAGTTATTATAAATATTTATAATATTTATAATATTTATAATATATTTTATAACTTAATTTTAGCTACTCGTCGTGTTCCATGTCCGTGTTTTTTCTTAGCTTGACGTGCTAATTTTAATGCCTTAGAGTTATTAGAGCAACCTTGCTCTAATATGCTATAATCAACTGCCGCTGCTTTTCCACCAGTTATTGAGCTTGCTAGTCGGGCTAATCCCCAACTTTCCGCTGTTTGGTTAGGTCTGGAACCAGATGAAAAGTAAGCTCCGCGTCCTTTATTTACAATTTTGCGTAATGATTTTATAGAGCATCCAGTTTTTTTAGAGAGATTTGCATTTACAGCAATAGTAGCTAATTTATATATTTTTTGCGCTTGTAATAAATGTTGTGATTTTTTCGATTTATATGATTTAACTTTGCTACGTGTAATATAAATATGCTTTTTATAAGCGTTTCGCGATCTTTTAAGCTGTTTAAGTTGCCGCTTTCTATCTTTCGTACTAAGACGTTTTGGTAAATATTTTATAGGTATATTCATAATTATATTAGCCGCTGCTATAAAATAGGTCTATAAAATATATTTTATTTTATTGTCTTTATATATATTTATTTATATTTATTTATATTTATTTATTTATATATAAAAATGAAAGAAAAACTAATTAAATTTGAAAAAAGTAAAATTAGTGGCAAAAAATATACAGCATATGTTCAAAATAAAACAACCAAAAAAATACGCAAAATACACTTTGGTGCTTCGGACTATGAGCAATATAAAGATAGAACTCCATTAAAATTATATTCACATAAAAATCATAATAATCGCAAACGCATGCAAAATTATTTTAATAGGCATTCAGGAACAAAAAAACGCGGATCAGCTATAGCTTTAGAAAAAAAGAAATCAGAAGGTTACTATAATGCTAAAATTTTAAGCCATATTTATTTATGGTAAAAATAAATAGAAAAATTTATTTTTTATATTTAATTTCTATTTTATTTTCTATTTTTTATATATTCATATTATATAAAATATGATTTTAGAATTCTTTACAGAATTTATAGGAACTTTTATTTTCTTATCAGTAATATTAAAAACAGGTGATGCGTTGGCCATTGGTATAGCACTAGCATCAGTTATTTATTTTGGCGGTAAAGTTTCAGGTGGTAATTATAATCCTGCTGTAAGTTTTATGATGTTACTATCTAATAAAATTAACATTACTAAATTTATGGCGTTTGTAATTGCTCAATTATTAGGAGGCACAGCTGCTTACATATTTCACAGTTACACTAAATAAAGTAATTTAGTAATATTTATATTATACACACGCTATTAAAAATTTTAATGATAAAATTGATTATTTATAAATTATATAATAATACATTATAATTTATAATGACGGAACTAAATGTCCACAGCGTTTATATTGATAAACGGATAAATGATATTATAAAAAGTAATAAATGGAATTCAAAATTAATCGACACTTCACACGAAGATTTTATAAAGGATTATGCTTCAAATGTATTCACAAATTTAGTGAGAAATACATTTACTAACTCATATATTAAGCAATTTCCTTGTAGTGAATGTAATAGTCCATCGACAGAAAGATGTCACGGATTGGGCGAAGAAAGACCACTATTAATTAAAAGAGCATTAACAAAGGTTTGGAGCGATACAACAAAACCTATTATTATGAAAGAAATTATAATAGCATTTTTAGAAGAACATAAATATACAAAATTCACTTTTAAATGTCACAATTGTCATAAAAACGAGAAAAAATAAAGATTATGAGAGATTAAGATTAAGTCAAATCAAGACAATTTTAAAACTTAGGGCTCTCATAATATGCTTCAGGTCCGCAATATTCAAATTTAGAATTACCTGTAATACTTGGCTTACAATCATAAACATTGTTTGCGTCCTTATTATATGTAAAAAAAGTTGATTGTTTTGTTTCAAGACTATTATTATCAAATACTAATTGCTGGTTATAACTATGTTCTCGTGGTCCTGTTGAGTTAGCAATTTGTTTTTCATAAAAACTATTTATAGCATTCAAATAACTGCTTATTACACTGACAGGTGCGCTTCCAGTAGAAGGAATGGTTTCTAATCTTCGTAATTCCATTGCTAAATCATTATTACTTGGATATGAAACATTTTCTATAGAACCTAAAGCACTATAAGATGCTTGTCCTAAACCGCCTTGTGATATTGGCCGCCCTGATGTTCCAAAATAATCATTAATACTAAAATCCAGTAATTGTGCAGTGGTAAATGAACCGCTATTATCGGCTCGCACTTGACCCATACAATTAAAAAATTGTTCTGAATTTAATAAATATTGATCTGTTGGTGAATATGGAGCATAATTTTGACTTCCACTAATTTTTTGATTGGTTAATAATGAATAACTAAAATCAGTTCTTTGCTGTAATAAACTATTTGGTAAAGCAATAGCATATACATTTTGTAATGTATTTAAAATACCGGCAAAACTATTTCTTTGTATTAGTGTTAAATCGGATCTTGTTAATTGTCTTTGAACATTATTATTTTGACTTTTTAAATTAGCATCCATTTGTTCGAGTTGTGTTATTATGTTATTTAATGATATATCGTTAAAACCATTAAGTGCATCGGCCTGTATTAATGGAGCTCTTGATCCATTAGCAATAGCGCGAATTTCATTTCTAATATTGCTTGTTGAAATAAAAGTTATTATGTCATTAGGCATAGTTTTCATATCAGTAAAAATATTAAACCTGCTTTCTGCTTTAGAAAATAACATTCCTCTTTTATTAAAAAGGGGGGCATTTGGATTTAAAGTATTACATATTCTATTTGTTGTATTTAAAATTAATTGATCATAACTTAAGTCAATAGATCCACTAATACTTTGTCGAATATAATTGTTTATGTTTAAACAATCTGTTATATTGTTACTATTGTCTATAATAGCACTATAGTTAAAATTTATAGTACTTTCATTATAAAATGAACTACCAGAACAACACGTGACATCATAAATACTTTGATTAATATTGCTATTTGCTTGTAACATACGATTACTTTGTGATGCTATATTGTCAAATGTACATTGTGGTTCCCATTGACAAAACACATTAGGTGTAATAATATTACAAATGTCTAATCTAAATTTATTAGTATCACCAATTTGACTATAACTATAACTTATGTCATATATTGGAACACATTTTGCAGAAGAGGGTTTCATAGTACAGTCAGAACAATCTCTCATATTTGCCAGATTTTCTAAGATTTTATAATCATTAGTTGCTACAAATAATACATAAATACAAGTTACTATTATAAATATTACTAGTGCTAGTTTAATTATATTTCTAATATTATTATTAATTTTCATAATATATTTGTATATACT